TATTTTTTATGTTTATTATAAATTATATTTTTAGATTAATAGAAAATAAATTTTATATTATTTATAAGTATCAATGTATTTTTTAAATATAAAAAATATACAAATATCTTAATTATTAAATTATTTTTAGAGGTGAAATATGGAAGAACTTTACAATAAAATAATTGAAAAAGTGAAAGAATTAACATCTATTAGCAACGAGGCTAGGTTGAAAATTCAAGTAACTATTTTAGTTAGAAAATCTTTAAATTTTATGAATAGAAATGATTTTCCAGTTGAGCTTATAGAACCATTTGCAGAGCATTTAGCATTGAAAACTACTGAAGAAACAAATTTACAAGGTAATGTTTCTAAAGTTACAGAAGGAGATACAACAATAGAATATAACACATCTAGCAATACTACTGATGAAATGTTTCTATCTTTAAAAAGCCAATTATTTAGATTTAGAAAGGTTGGTACTGTATGAGTATTTTAGATAAGTTACATAATGATAGAGTTACAGTTATTAGATCTGTTACTACTACAGATGAGTATGGTGGAGCTTTTGAAAAGTATGTAGAGGTTTCAAAAGATATTCCTTGCAGACTTTCTCAAAAATGGTTGAGAAGTGTTATGCCAGGACCAGTCAATAGCAGTTCACAAGAATATAAACTCTTTGTAGGTTTGGATGTAGATATAAAGCAAAATGACTTACTAAAAGTTACAAGGAAAGCAGATGGAGCTATTTATATGTTTAAAGCATCAAAACCTTTGGCATATAGCATAATAAAACATAAGGAAATAATTTTAACAGAAGTATCTGAAAATGAGGTAGATTATGAAACTTAAAGGGTTTAAAGAGTTTGACAAAATTCTTGATGAAATAAAAACAAAAGCTCCACAAGCTACTGAAAGATTTTTAATGCTACAAGCAGAAGAATTAAAGAAAGATGTTAAAGAATTAACTCCTGTTGGGAAATCTGGACATTTAAAAGGTGGATGGCATAGAGAGAATGGAAAAAGATTAACTGGTAAGAGGTTTTCTCAAATTGTGTTTAATATTTGTGATTATGCCACCTCATGTTGAGTATGGGCACAGACAAAAAATAGGCAGATATGTCCCTGCTATTGGTAAAAAGTTAGTAGCTCCTTTTGTTAGAGGTAGATTTATGCTTAGAACAGCAGTAGCTATGAGACAAATAAAATTCTATAAAGATTTAAAAAATTTTTATGGAGGATTGATAAAAAAATGAAATGGGTGGATATAAGGAATGCATTAAATAAGATTATTTCTGAAAAATTAAAAATAATCCCATACAGTGAAGATATAGATAACATCAAAAAACCTTGTTTTTATATAGATTTAGTTAGCTATAAAAAAGAATTTAATTCAGAGTATAGAGAACTAAAAACTATAGATATTGATGTTATCTATTTTCCAAAAACTAACGGGAAGCTTACTAATGCTGAAATATTAGAGAATTTAGAAAACTTAGATGATGCATTTGAAATAGAAGGTAAGAAGGTTTTACATGTACTAGATAGATTTCTAACTCTAAGGAATACAGATATAAAAATTGTAGATAGAGTTGGACATTATGTGTTTACACTAAGTCTATACGATTTATATGGAAAACCTTATGATTATGAGTTGATGAAAGATTTAGAATTAAGATTTAAAGAAGGAGGTAGTAATTAATGGGAAATGAAGTAGGACAAATAAAAGCTAGTCCAAACATTAACATAGAGTTTAAAACTCTTGCAACAACTGCTATACAAAGAAGTGAAAGAGGTATAGTTTGCTTGATATTAAAAGATACTAAGAAAACTATAAAATGGAATATTCTAAAAACAATAGCGGATTTGAAAGAGAAAGAATGGGATGCTAAGAATACTAAATATATAAAACTGGCAATGCATTATGGAGCTAAGAAAGTTTTAATAAGAGTGTTGCAAACTGGAGAAAATATAGATGATGTTCTAGGTGAATTTAAAGAAAGAAAAATGCACTGGTTAGCTTATCCAGGAGCAGAGCAAGCAGATGACCAAAAGCTTGTAACTTGGACTAAACAAGTATTTGGAAATGATGGTGCAATAGGTAAAACTGTTAAATATGTTTCTAGCTTTGCTAATAATACAGACCATGTGGCTATTGTAGAGTTAGGAAATACTGGAACTTATAAATCTATTTATGGTGAATTTACTGCACAAGAATACACGGCAGCAATAGCTGGGCTTATAGCTGGAATGCCTATTAATCGTTCTGCTGATAACTTTGTTATGAGTGATTTGACTGAAGTAGATTACTTTGAACCAAAACTTGGCAAATTCTCTCTATACAATGATGATGAAAAAGTTAGGATTAATTATGGAGTAAATTCAAAAACTACTTTTGATAGCACTTGGAAGAAAGATACAAGAAAAATCAAAATAGTTGAGGGAATGTGTTTCATAACTGATGACATAAGAGATACATTTAAAAATTATTGGTTAGGAATTTACATAAATGACTATAACAATAAAATGAATTTCTGCTCTAATGTTACTAAGGTTTATTTTAAGGAAATGGCTCCAAATGTATTAAGTGGAGACTACGACAATAAGATTGAAATAGATTTAGAAGCACAAAAGAGATTAATTGTTTTAGATGGAAAAGATCCAGAAGAAATGACAGAAATGGAAATTTTAAAATATCCATCTGGAGATGATGTATTTTTAACTGGAGATGTTAGATTTGCTGATACTATGGCAAATCTTAGCTTGGTTATAAAAATGTGATAGGAGGTAAAAATGGCAGATACAAATATAAGAGGTTATCATACCATCGCTGGAGCTCATGGGACTCTTTGGATAGACAATGAAAAAATAGCAGAATTTACAAAAGTAAATGCAAAAGTAACAGCTGATAGAAAAGATGTACAATTAGGGCTATCTGTGGATAGTAAAATTGTAGCTTTAAAGGGTGAGGGCAGTGTTACTCTTGAAAAAACATACTCAAGAGGTAAAAAGATACTTCAGAAATTGTTAAAGGGTAGAGATGTTAGAGTTAGAATAGTTACTAATCTAGCTGACCCCGATACACCTGGAAAACAAGAAGAAAGAATCTCTCTTGATAATGTTTGGTTTAATTCAATAGATTTAATCAACATTACAAAAGGAGAACTTGTTGAGGAAGAATATCCATTTGGATTTACACCAGAAGATTTAGCTTATGAAAATGATATAAAATAGGAGGCTTAGATGTTAGTTACTGCAGAAATGTTACTTGAAAATAGTAAAAAAATAAATAATGAAGAAAGAAAAAAAGTTAAAATCCACATAAAAGAACTTAATGGAGAGATTGAATGTGAGTTGCTAAATAAAGAGGATTACTTAGATTTAATTTTGTCTAAAGAGAAAGATAAAGATTTAGAAGTTATATATAATTCTTGTCCTATTTTTAGAGATGATAAATTAATAGATAGATTAGGTTGCAAAGCTAGACCAACACAAGTTGTAGCAAAAGTTTTAAAGGACCCAACAATCTATAAATTATCTGATCTTATTTTAGTAGCTTCAGGGTATGGTGAAGTAGATTTAGTTAGTTTAGCAGAAGAAACAAAAAACTAATAGAGAGCGACTGGAAATTAAGTACAGTCGCTCATTACTTGAATAGAGGGCATACTTTGGAACAACTTAGAAAACTCTCAGAAAAAGACTTGTTTTATATGTACCTTTTAAAAGAATAATGCTATAATATAGGATATTAAATTCATTTTAGGAGGAGAGATTTATGAAAAAGTTTTTATTAATGTTATTTATTTTTGTTTCTGTTATTAGTTTTGGTGCTACAAGATATGTTACTAAGAATGGTACATTCCCTTATACGAGAACCAAAGAACAATTGGACGATATCTTTATGTATGTTAATTCAAAGGATATGCCTGCTTTGGAAAAATATATGAACCAACTAATAAGTAGTGGTAATGGTGGATACTTAAAGTCAGGATTAGAAGTTGAAGTAGTTGAAACAGCTGATTTTGCTAGTGTAGTGAAAATTAGATTGGTTGGAGATACAATTCAATGCTGGACTGTTAGAGAAGCAATTCAAAGAAAATGAAACAAATTTATTAGGAGGGTATTATGAAGAAAATTTTATTAGGGTTATTTATTTTACTGAGTATTATTAGTTTTGGAAGTGTTAAAATTATTGATACAAAAAATGATTTAGGAAAATTGACAGGCGGGAAAAGTATAGTTTATAAGGACAATGTTGGTAGTTTACAACTAGATTTTGAAAATTCTAATTGTATTGCTATTATAGTTAAAACAAATCGTTCTGCAAGTGAGATAGAAACCGAAATTGGTTTTATGATAGACACAGGATATAACAGAAATCTTTCTTATAAAATTCAAAAAGATAAAAAAACTGTGAAATGTAGTGCAGATAGTGCTATAGATGCAGAAATAATTAAAAACATAGTATATGATATGGAAAAAGGTTACCTGCTTATGATTGGATATGTTGGTAAAGATGATAAAATGATAGCTATGAATATAAAATTAGCTGAAATTCAAAAAGCAATAAAAGAATTAAAATCTAAATAAGAATGATAGGAAATACATTGAAAATAAAAAATATTTAAGAGAGGTTTTATCCTCTCTTTTATTTTAGATTATTATTTTTAAAAAACTTCTCTTTTAATTTTTTTAACTCATTTTCTTTCCATTCTTCAATTTCTTCAAGAGATGGCTTTGGGTTAGATGGAGTATTGGAATTTATAAGAGAAAGTAATTTGTGGGCTTCATAACTCATTTTCTTAACATTATAATGAGAAATCAAATCTTTATAATCGTTTGATAAATAAAGATTGACTTCAGAAAGAGGGATTGGTTTTGCTTGTTTTAAATCTTCTTCTACAATAGATTTTAAAAAGCTAAAAACTGCACTAGAATAATCAAACTCATAAGGGCTATTTGAACTTAAATAATATTCTTCAGTTATATTGTTTTTAATAATAAAATTATTTGGGACATTAAATTCACCATAATCTCCTATTTTAGTAATTTCGTATCCAATAGCTTTTAAAATTTCAGTTATATAGTATTGAATTTCTTCATGTTTATTTTTTAGTGCTCCAATATGTAGTAAATTTAATTCGTTTCTATCCGAAGCTTCTAATTTTAATTTATCTCCAAATATATGTAAATAACTTTCAGGAACACTTTGACCTTTTTCATATCTTTGGACTGTTTTTAAGCTAACATTAGTTAAATTAGCTACTTCTTGTTGTGTTAATTTCTTTATTTTTCTATGTTCTCTAAGTCTATAACCTAATTCTGTATTATCCATAAATATCACTCCTTTTTTGTTATTATACATTAAAAAATTAAAAAAAGAAAGAAAAAGAAAAAAAAGACTTGACAAAAGACATTTTTAAAAATATAATTAGGACAATTAAGACTTTATATAAGTCAAAAATAATATTGAAGAGAGGTGATATTATGAAAATAAACAAAGAAAAATTAGAATTATTGTTAGCCAGAAAATGTATTTCAGGTTATGAATTAATGAAAAAAGCAGGACTTCAATCTCATACATTTTCAAGAATAAGAAATGGTTTTGCAAATTTAAGACCGAAAACAGTTGGTAAAATAGCAATAGCTTTGGATGTAAGTGTTGAAGAATTATTAGAAAAATAAAATAGAGTAACCCTAAACCCTGAGAAAGTTTATTACTCTATTTTCAAAAGAAGTTATTCTCTTATGAAATCTATTATATCATAAGGGAGTACTTCTATCAATATTTAAAATTTGAATGGAGGTATTTTTTTATGGAAAGAGAAAATAAAAATTTATTATTGTATTTTGTAGAATTAGGAGCAAGAAAAGGAATTTTAAAAGACAGAGTTGCAGAAGAAAAGGAAAAGCTATTTAAAATATTATCAGAAGTTGAGAAGATTTTAACATCAACTAATAATAATCAATTAAATGCAAAATTAGAAAATATGGTTAATGATGTAATAGAATTAACACAACATCAATATTTTGAATATGGAAAGATTGCTAATACTATTGAAGAAGAATATCAATTAAATTACAATCCATTTGAAAGAAAGACTGATTAAAATGGAAGAAAAGACAATAAATGAATTGTTTGGACTATTAAAAGAAATTGTATTAATCATAAATGGAGGTAAATAATGAATGAATTAAAAAATAAAAATGAGATAATAACAATAAAAAATGTAAGAGGATATATAGATGAAAAAGGTACTGCTTGGTTAAATCTTGAGGATATTGCAAGGGGACTTGGTATAACTGATAAGGCTAAAAGTGGAAATACAGTAGTTAGATGGGCTAGATTGAAAGAATATTTAAAAGAATTTGGCATCGCCACAAGTGGCGACGGAGTTGGAAAAGAGAATTTACCTAAATATATTCAAGAAAATATCTTTTATAAACTTTGTATGAAAGCTAATAATGAAGTAGCAAGAAAATTTCAAGATAGAGTTTGTGATGAAATATTACCAAGTATTAGAAAATATGGAATGTATGCCACAGATGAATTATTAGATAACCCAGATTTAATAATAAAAATGGCAACTAGATTAAAAGAAGAAAAAGCTAAAAATAAAGAGCTTGAAGATAAGATGAAAGAAGATAAACCAAAAGTATTATTTGCTGAAGCAGTATCAATAGCAAAAAATACCATATTAGTTAGAGAGATGGCAAAGTTAATAAAGCAAAATGGAATTGATATGGGAGAAAAAAGATTATTCATTTGGTTAAGAGAAAATGGATATCTAATAAAGAAAATAGGAACAGACTATAATATGCCAACTCAAAGGTCTATGGACTTAGGATTATTTGAAATAAAAGAAAGTCCAGTACTTCATTCAAGTGGAGAAATTGAAATAAGTAAAACACCAAAGATTACTGGTAAAGGACAACAATATTTTTTAAATATATTTTTAAAAGATATAGCATAATAAACACTAAGAGGAGTATAAAAGCTCCTCTTTTTTATTGGAGGTGAGAATTTGGAGCATGTATTAAGTGCTAGATTAGAATTAAAAGATAAATTTACATCTGTAATATCTAAAGCTGAAAAAGGACTTGCAGGACTTTATCAAAAAGCTAAATCTATGAACTGGGAAAAAGTTAATAGTGGGCTTAATAAATTTGGAGCAGTCGCTATTGGTGGACTTGCAGGAATAGGTGCTATTGCTGGTAGTTCTTTAACTGCTTTTGCAGATTTAGAAGACCAAGTTAGAAGAAATAAAGCTATTATGGGAGCAACAGCAGCCGAAGAAAATATGCTAATGGCTCAAACAAGAGAACTCGGAAGAAGTACAAGATTTACAGCACAAGAAGTAGCACAAGCTCAAATGTATCAAGCTATGGCAGGTATGAAAACTAATGAAGTGTTGGAAATGACACCAAAACTTTTAAAACTTTCTATTGCTTCTGGTGAAGATTTAGCTAGCACATCAGATATTCTTACAGATAACTTAACTGCATTTGGATTAAAATTACAAGATGCAGATCACTTTATGGATGTTATGGCTGCAACAGCTAATAATACAAATACAAGTATAGCAGGGCTAGGAGAAGCATATAAGTATGTTGCATCCACTTCAAGAAATTTTGAAAGTATGGAAGAAGTAAATATAATTTTAGGAACATTAGCAAATAACAGTATAAAAGGAGGACAAGCTGGAAGATTATTAGGGGGTGTTTATACAAGACTTGCAAAAGCTACTCCTGATATGGAGAAAGCTATGAAAAAAGTCGGCATATCATTATATGATAATAAAGGAAAATTTAAAGGATTAAGAAAAATTGTAGATGAGATGAAGCCTGTGTTAGCAAGAATGACAGAAGAACAAAGAAACTATTTCTTAACTACTATTGCTGGAACAGAAGGAATGAGAGTTTTTTCAGTTCTATTAGGAACTACTAAAGAGGATATGGAAAAAACAGAAAATGCTATAAAAAATGCTAATGGAGCAACTGATAAATTTACAAAAGAGATGAGTGGAGATACAAAAGATAAAATAGCTCAATTTAAAAGTGCAGTTGAAGATTTAAGAATATCCATTGGAGAAGGATTAGCTCCAACAGCAGTAGATTTTATAAATAAATTTACATCTAAAATGGCTGAGTTGAATTCTAAAGGTACTTTTAACACAGAAAATGTAGAGGCTTATTTTAATAGAATATTTGCTCTTACAGCAGAGGCTATAAAAGGTTTTGCGGCATTAAAAGTCGCGGCTATGGCAGAAAAAATTTTTCCTGGTGCTGGAAAATATATAGCAGGAGGTTATGCAGTATGGAAATTAGGGAGATGGGTTGATAATAAGACTGGTTTATCAAAAAGTGCTGTTAAGGGTATTCGTGTTTCTAATTATACAAATAAATATATGAAACAAGGGTATTCTAGGGAAGAAGCAGATAAACAAGCGAGATTAGATGTAGAAAGAGAAAATAAGATGGCTGGTTGGAAATCAGAAGATTATCAAAAACAAATAAGTCTAGAAAAAAATACAGTATTGGCAGCACTTGATTTATCAAAAATTGAAAAACTAAAAAAAGATCCTATTTCTTTAAAAATACTGGACTTATCTCCAGAAGATTTAAAAAAAGAAAATCTTTTAATGAAAAATAAGACAGTAGAATCTTTAAATAAACCTATTTTACCTGATAAGCCTTTACCAGAAAGGCAAAAATCAGATTTAGAAAAAGTCAGTGATAAGTTAGGACTTAAAACTCCAACATTTTCTCCAATGATTGATATTAAAAATGATAGGGAGAAAAAGGAAACTCTTTTAAACAATAGAAATAATGTTCCCAGCAAAAAAGAAGAATCTAAGAAAGAAAAAATAGAATTAGTAAATCCAAATTATGATAGATTTACAGCAAAATTAATTTCTGTTATTGAAGAGCAAAGAAAAAATAACAAAATAGTAGTAGAGAGTAAAAATCAAAATTATATAGTTAAACCTTCTGAAAAAATAAAGGTTCCAGAAGATAAGAAAAATAATAACGATATTAAAATACCTCCTCAAAATGTTACATTTTCTCCACAAGTAAATGTTAATATGGGGGGAGTTGTGATAAAAAATGAAGTAGATATAGAAAAAACTGCTGAAATGTCTAAACAAAAAATAATTGCAGAATTAAGAAATTTTGTACAAGTAACAAAATAAAGGAGATGATGTTATGAGACCAACATTCATACTAGTTAAGGATAGCACAAATACTCCTTTTTTCTTTGTAGTGCCTCCGTTAGATTTAAGGATAGAGAGTGAACAAGATGTACAAATTTTTAAAATTATTGACTTAGGAGAGAAAACATTAATTGGAAATAGAAAAGTAGAAAAGATTAGTTTTTCAACATTTTTTCCAGCTATGAAATCTCCTTTTTTTAATTTTGTGTTATCTACAACTCCAACGAATTGTATGGAAACTCTAAAAAAGTTAAAGAATGATAAAGAAAAATTAACTTTAATTATCCCAGAATTTAATATTTTCTTTAAATGCTATATTCAAACCTTATATTTTTCAGTTACTGAGAGAACAGGGGATATAGATATAGAAATAACCCTTGTTGAAATAGAGAAGAATAAAACCTTGACAGATGTAGCAAGAGGGCTATTAGAGAGGTAAATATATGGAAAAAGTAAAGATTTATGTGAATGGAAAAGAATATAAAAATATATTTACTAGGGTTATATGGAGTGGAGCAATTCATGGAACTGCAAGGAAACTAGAAGTTGAGTATCTAGGAGATATCATAACCAATATTGGAGATGAAATTATATTTTCTTATGAAGATGAAAAAATGTTTTATGGTAGAGTTTTCCAACATTCTAGGAAAGGTGAAACTGAAATAAAAAGTTTTTATGCTTACGACAATTCTATTTATCTGAATAAAAATAACTTTGTTAAAAACTTTTTTAAAAAGAAACCTTCTGAGATTTTAAAAGAAATCTGTGGAGAACTTAATTTAAAAATAGGTAAAATTCCAAAAGATGAAGTTACTTCTACTTATCCGGCTATTGATAGAAGTGGATATGAAATTATATTGAATGCTTACACTATTCAACATAGAAAAAATAAAAAGATTTATTCTATCGTTAGTAATGAACAAGCAATAGATATAGTTGAGCAAGGCACTTATACAGATGTTCTTTTAACAAGTTTAGATAACATTTCTACTTCTTCATATGAAGAAAGTATAGAAAATATGATAAATCAAATTGTTATCTATAAAGTAGAAAATGAAAAACAGCAAATACTCAATAAAGTAGAAAATGCAGAAGATAAAAAGAAATTTGGATTATTCCAACAAGTTATGGAATATGAAAAAGATGTAGACAATATAACAAATGCTAATGATATGTTAAAAAGTGTGGAAAAAAGTGCAAGAATATATTGCTTAGGAAATATATTAATTCAAGCAGGGTATAACATTGGAATACAAGAACCTCATACTGGACTGATTGGAAGTTTCTTAGTCAAATCAGATACTCATATTTTTGAAGGAGAAACTTATTTTTGTAATATTGAGTTAGCTTTTGAAAATGTTATGGATAAGGTACAATTTGAAAATAAAGAAAAAGCTAAGAAAAGCAAAAAGCAAAAAGTTAAAAAAGCAAAGAAGAAAGATAAAATAGACGAGCTATTTCCAGAAGGGTGGGATAAAAAGAAAAAATGAGTGAATTAGGAATTTTAGTAGGAGAAATGATAGCACAAGCAACTAAGGGAAGTTCCATTATAAAAGCTACTGTAGAAACTCCACCACCAAAATTGACTATTAAATTTGATGGACAAGTTATCCCAAGTGAACAAATATATTGTAGTAATTACCTATTGCCTCACTATCATAGAGATTACACTATTGATGGGATAATAGATGAAATAAAAATAGATGTATCTAATTATGACTATAATAATAATACTCAAGATATAATGGGACATAAGATACCAAAATTAACTGGAAATGGGAAATATGAGGGTAGTGGAACATATAAATCTCATAAAGATATTTGGTTTGAAGATACTTTAAAAAAGGGTGATGAAGTGTTAGTTGTAGTTCTAGGAGTATATTATGTAGTTGTTACAAGGATAGTTAAAATGCCAAGTAAAGCAATAGAGGGGGTGTAATGTGGAAAAAGATTTCAATATTTTTCTTAAAAAAGCTAAAACAGAAGTTGAAGAAATGCCAACTTTTAAGGAATATGCAATAGACTTTAAAACTGGAGAATATATAAAAGATGAAAATAACGATATTAAAGTTTTAGAAAAAAATGAAGCCTTAAAAGTATGGATATTTAAAGCATTGAAAACTGAAAGATTTAGATATGCTGATGTACATAGTGATAATTATGGAAGTGAATTGGAGACTAACATCGGTACTATCTATCAAAAATCTGTAAAAGATGCATTAATGATTAATCAAATAAGAGATACGTTGTTAGTAAATCCATATATTTTAGAATGTTATAATTTTGACATTTCTAATGAAAATGAGTATGTTCCACAGATAACCTTTAATGTTAAAACGGTGTATGGAGAACTAGAAATGGAGGTGTAAAGTGAAAGATAGAATAGAATTAAGAAATAATTTTCTGGATAATCTTAAGAATCCACTTTCAAAAATGGAAGGTACTTTCAATTTTGATATTGCTGCCACTTTTGGAATTACAGCAGAAGAAGTATACAGAGAATTAGAATTCTGGGAAAAGCAGACTTTTATTGATACTGCAACAGAAGATGAATATGTTGATAAACATGCCTTAATGTTTGGAGTAAAAAGGAGATTAGGAACTAAGGCAAAAGGTACTGTAAAAGTAACTGGAAAAGCAAACTCTGTTATAGAAGAAAATACAATATTTTTAAACAGAGATGGGATAAAGTACAGATCTTTAAGGAAAGAATATTTAAGTCCAACTGGAATTGCAGAAATAGAAATAGAATGCTTATTTGAAGGAAAAATAGGTAATGCTGCAATAGGAGAAATTACAACTTTTGAAATTCAAAACAGTAACATTTATTCGGTTATAAATGAAAAAGAAATTATAAATGGATATGATAAAGAACCTAATTCTGTATTAGTTGCAAGAGCTAATGAAAAAGTTACAAGACCTGCTCACAGTGGAAATATTTACGATTATGAACAATGGGCTAAACAAGTTGATGGAGTTGGAAAAGTATTAGTAAAACCCCTTTGGAATGGAAATGGAACTGTTAAAGTTCTAATTGCTAATTATAATAATGATATAGCTGATTCTAGCCTAATACAGAAAGTTAGGGAAAGAATACAAAGCGATGATGGTAGACCTGTTGGAGCTGATGTAACTATAGAAAGCTTTAAAGCTAAGACTATAAACATAGAAGTTAATACTATATTAAAATCTGGATATGCTTTATCTGATGTGAAAGAAAAAATTGAATCTCTTTTGAAAGCTGTAATAAAAACTGGAAGTGCTACATTTGAAAAAGCTAATAAATCTATATTATCTATTAATCGTTTAGAGAAAGCTATTTTAGAAATAGATGGGATTAACGATAATTTTGTAAAAGTAAACAATTCAAATTCCAATTTAGAAATAGCAGAAGATGAAATATTGATAGTTGGGACAGTGGTTATAAATGAGTGATAGATTAATTGAAAAAGTGTCTAAGATAGCTAGAAACAGTTTACAAAAAGATTTAATTAGAACTTTAGATTTGATGTGTGAATATGTTAAAAATGATATACAAAAATACAAGGAGCTTTTATTTATAGCTTTTTTTAATGAACAGCAAGTAGAAAATTATGAAAGATTTATGGAATTAGATTATAAGAATGGATGGAGCTTACAGGATAGAAAAGACAGAATTATCTATACTTTACTATCTAAAAATATCTTTACTCCTAATGTTTTAAAAGAACAAGCTAAGATATTCACAAATGGAGAAATAGAAGTTATTGAAGATTATGGGAACTATTCTTTTGTAATAAAATTTACATCTATTGTTGGAATACCTCAAAACTTAGATAATTTCAAGAACTTCATATATATTAATAAACCAGCTCATTTGAATTTTAGCATTGAATTTAGGTATAACACACATAACCAAGTAGCTTACTTATTATATAATTCTTTAAAATTAAAAAGTTACAAAGAAATTTATGATACTAGATTATATGAAGATAGTGCAGTAGTAGGAAAGTATCATAAACACATAGAAATAAATAATTATAGAAATGATGAATTAAAAACAAAAATACATCAATCTATTTATGATGAAAGGAGATAGAAATGGCTAAATATACAGAATATTTAAGATTAGTAAAACCAGAGGGAAATGAGTATTATAATGTAGAGCAATTCAACCACAATTCTGAGCTGATAGATAAGGAAACTAAAAAATTAAATGATGGATTAACAAAAGTACAAGAAGGGGCAACAAGAGAAAAAGCTGGGATAGTACAATTTGGCACTGAGGAAGGAAAAGCATTAGAAGGTATGATGTTGGCAAGACTTTCAGGGTGTATTGGCTATGGTGGAGATATACAAGATGATATAGTTAAAAATCCTAATTATATCTACTATGACAGAAACACTAGAAAAATGTACAAGTGTTTAAATCAAAATTCTGATGTGTCCGCTAATGTAGCTAATTTCATCCCACTGGATAATAACTCACTTCTTGAGAGATTGGAAAATTTATACAAAATTGAAAATAAAACTGATTATGATGTTCTAACGATTTTAAACAGAAAATTTGTTGTAGGCTCATTAGAAACATCTGGAATTGCTGCTTCAAAAACATTAATAGCTAATGGTTTTAGTTTTAAAAATTCTATAGTTATGGCTACTGCTAAAAAAGATAATTGTTCTGTTGCAGTTATACATAGTGGAGATAATTTAGACTTTTCTACTCTAGATGCAACTAGTGGAAATGTCCAAAATGGTATTTGCAAAGTTGATTTCTTTATACTTTTAAAACAATAGAAATTTAGAATCAATATCCTATTGCAGTACAGAAAAACTGACCTGTTCCAATAGCATTATTTGCTTTAAAACCATTTTTATCAAATGTTTCTAAAGCTGGTTCTGTATTTCTTATTCCATCATTTTCTGTAAGAATACATACCAGGCATTTATTTGGAAAAGGAGTATAAAAGTTGTATCTATTTAGCCCTGTTTTTGAGGGATAGCTAAAAATTTTAATTATAAGTCCACCTATATTAGTTTCAAAATTTCCATCACTTTTATTTAAAGTGATTAAATTTTCCAATCTATACACATTTAAAAATCTGCTTGTAGTTGGAACAAGCTACCTAAAATTCTTAATTTTTGAAAGGAGAAAAAAATGAAAACAATAAATTTCTATAAAAAAGAAAAATTAATCTTTTCTGTTTATGCAGAAAGCTTGGAAGATGTCTTAAAATCACCTCTATCATATTTCCCAAATTACACTGCAGATGTGATAATCACTGATATATCTTATCAATACCCCATCTATAAAGATGACACACTAAGAGAAATGACAAGAGAAGAAAAGGTAAGAGCAAATATACCTGTACAATTAGAAGATGGGGAAATAATAAAAGATAAGAAAATTATAACAGTACCTAAACCAAGTGGAAATCCTAAATATCTGAGTTGGAATAGAGAAAAAGGCTTATGGTTGTTAGATAATGAAAGAGAATATCAGGACTATATGAATTTAATAGATGACTTAAAAGCAAAATCTCTTGAATATGGGTTTGATTACAAAGTTGAAAACAAGGAGCATAGGCAAAAATGTAGAGATACAGACATATCAAAAATGGTATCCGTAATTGTATCTTTACAACTTGCTAAAGAAATGAAAGTTGATAAAAAAGTAACTTGGTATTTTGAAGATAATGTAGGAATGTCAGCAGGTCTACAAGAATTAGGTCAATTAATGCTATATGGAACTACATTTGTACAAAGTGTATATGACACAGAAAATTACTTTAAAACAAAAGTTAACCCAAAAGAGTTGACAAAAGCCGAGTTTGAGAGCAAAAGAAAGGAAATACACTCTAACCTAGCAAAAGGTTAATTTTAAGAGTTTTTAAAAATAAAGGTAGTTTTATATAGCTACCTTTTTTTAATAATTTTAAATGACAAATTATAAGGTCAGTTTAATAATTTTTATATAAAGGAGTTGATAAGTATGTACACTTTATCACAAACCAGCTTGGATAAATTAAAAGGGGTACATCCAAACCTAGTAAATTTTTTAAAAGAGTTAATTTTAATAAGCCCTTGGGATTTTAAGATTACAGCAGGAGTTAGAACAGCAGCAGAACAAAATTTAGAATATCAAAAAGGTAGAACATTACCTGGAATAAAAGTAACAAAAGTAGATGGCTATAAACAAAAATCTAATCATCAGACAAAATTTGATGGACTTGGTTATGCGGCAGATATTGGAGTACTTGTTAAAGAAAAGGTTATAGAAAAAGTAAAAGAAAATGGAAAAGAAGTAGAAAAAGAAATTGAAAAAATGGTTTATAAGGGAAGTTGGAAAGATTTTCATTACTATCAAGACATATATAACACAGCTAAAAATGCTGGATTGTTAGAAAAATATGGCATTGAATGGGGTGGAAATTGTTGGAAATCATTTAAGGATGCTCCACATTGGCAAATAAAAGGAGCAGATAAGGTAGCTTTTAAATAATAAACAGTCTGGCCAGACAGTTATTATAAAAGTTTTAGGAGGAATTAAATGGAAGCATTTGTAGAAAGAATGATTGTAGAGAAAGATGAGCTACAAGATAAAGTAACAAAGTTAGAAAATTTTGTAAATGGAGAAAAGTTTAGAGAATTAAGAGGTTTAGAACAAGTTTATTTAAAAGAGCAGCTAAAATTTATGAGAGGCTACTTAAGTGTATTAAGACAAAGAATTAATTTTTATAACAAATAACTGGAGGTAAAAGTATGGAAATGACTAGATTAAATACTATGCCGATTGATGACAAGTATTGGGAAGTTATGGAAGATTATTATTATAAAACATCAAGAGGTGTTATAAGAGTTCCAAAAGGTTTTAGAACAGATTATGCATCAGTACCTAGAATATTTAGAAACATAATAAATAGCTATGGTAAACATGGAAGAGCAGCAGTTGTCCATGACTGGTTATATTCAAATCAATGTAAAATTGATGTTACAAGGGAAGAAGCTGATAAAATATTCTTAGAGATTATGAAAGAATGGGGAGTGGGTGTAATCAAAAGAAATTTAATGTATAGAATGGTTAGAATGTTTGGAGCTAGCCATTTTAGGAAAGGGGAGTAAATGGAAGATTTTTTTATAAATGCTAAAAATGGTATTGCTATGATATGGACCAGTTGGATTTCTGTTCTTGTTTGGGCACTTGGGGGATTTGACTTATCTGTAAAAGTTCTTGTCTTTTTAATGTTAGTAGATTATATCACTGGCTTGTGGGTTGGTTACATTACTAAATCAGTTAATAGTACAAGAGCATATAAAGGAATAAGTAAAAAAGTCTTTATACTTATAATAGTATCTTGTTCCACAGTTATTGAGCAGTTAGTGCCAAATGTAGGGATAAGAAATTTAGTTATAATCTTCTATGTAGCAACTGAAATATTATCAGTTATAGAGAACGCAAGTAAACTAGGAGTGCCTATTCCTGAAAAGCTTAAAATAGCTTTGGAGCAATGCAAAGGTGATAAATGTAATTCTAAGTGTGCTGATGATAAGAATATAAAGCCAGAAAAATTAAAAGAGGAAGATTTTGACAAAGAGATAAAATAATAAAAAAGTCCAGTTATTAGCTGGGCTTTTATTCATTTGAAATATACTTATCTAAAAAATTTTCAAATTGTTCAAGAAGACATTTTTTTAAATCTTCTTTGTTTACTTTTTGGTCTGAATAGAAGTCTATACTTCCTTTATAATCAGAATTTTGTTTTTTTAAATCTTTTACAACTATTTCTATTCTTAAGTTCTTCATTTCCCACCTCCACACTTCTATTATATCATAAAATTATTATCTAACATCTGTTATTTAATAATATTTTAAAATAATGATTTTTAATAAATAACAAATAAGTAACAAAAAAAGTATCAGAATACAAAAAAGCCCTCAAC